GACCCTAGTACCTTTAATACGTCTGTTGTTTGCAATACAATCTTATTTCCTGCCATTACTTCTACTGAAGAACCTGCGGGTAGTGGTATAGCCTTAGCGATATAAACATCTGTATTAGTTTCCACATCAACTGTATCAGATACTAGTTGAACATCTGCTGTAATAGAAGCGGATGTTATATTAGCCAAGGTTAGGCCAATAACTACTGTTGTTGTCGATGCGGGGGTAGTATAGACAGCTACAAGGGATGTATCTATATTAGCTTTAGTTTTTAATTTGAATGTATTTGCCATTATTGTTTCCTATATTATCCGAGAGCGATTGACATAGCTACTGCATCCTCTACTGAAGTCCATGACAACTGAGCTGAGCCGTTTGTTTTAAGTACCTGTCCTGCATCACCATCAGCCTGAGGGTATTTAAGTCCATCTAGTATCACATCACCTGTACCGTTTGGAGTTACAGCAATGTCTCCGTTGGATGCAGATACAATAGAATTACTATTAACATCTAGGTTTCCACCCAACTGCGGGGTGGTGTCAATTACTACATCAGGTGATTTTCTGGAAATTGCCATTAGTCACCTTCTTATTAAGTAGTTAGTTGAAGTATGCCGTTCGCGTTCCACTTGATTGTTAAATCATTATTTACATTGTCTTGGTTTGACACAAAATCAATATAACCAACCAGGTTAGAAGTAGATGCAGTACCCGTAGATTTATAAATAACTGCATAACGAGCTGTACTGAAACCAGAGGCATGGGATGACCAAGTAACATCATCTGCATCAAACTTAGCGTCATTAGTAGTTACTGTAGTCACGGCCTTAGAAGCTAAAGCAACTCCTCCAGCAGTGTAGTTACTGCCGGTGACCTCATTAGATACATCGTTTAAAAAATCATGCGCCACTGAAGGGGTGTATGAACTCGTGTGTAATGAAACCTTGATAGTATTAGTATCTAAGTCTATTGTGCCATCTAAAATATTTTTAGTAGCGGTGTCGTAAAAAGTAATGGATGCCATTCTTGTTCTCCTGTATTTATGCTATCCTAATAATTGCAGCTGTACTGCTTGGTGTTGGGAATGAAATAGAGAATGTACCATTAGATACATCTTTATCCCCTCCGAAATCTAAGACCACAACTGCCTTATTGCTATTGGTGCTATTGTATATCAAAGCACCCCTAGCCGTAAAGGTAGCAGACGTCCAAGAAATATTACTGAAATCAACAAATCCCGTTGTTCCTGATAACACAGGGTCTACATTTGTCAGTGCTTTACCACCGGCTGTATAACCGGTGCCAGTCACCTCTCCAGATGTAGTGTAGGCGGTAGTAGCCGCACTTAAACTAGCGGAAGATGTGTACAAAGCTACCTTAAAAGTATTACCGCCCGATGCATTAAAATCATGGGTTGCTTCAAAAATCTCTCTCTTAAATGATGAACATAGTGCTTGTGTAATTGCCATTATGCTTCTCCTAATGTAATAGACCTAGTTCTATACTCGTCTGTTCTGTTACGGAAATTCTCTTCCATTATTAATCTCTGCAGGGCTTCCTGGTATTTAACAGTATAGCTCTGCGTTAAATCAGGTGCGGACTTCATAAATAAAGAGGCCTCAATTAAACACGCATATAATAAAGCATCAGGCGCCTCTGTACTAATCCAAGTAGTGGCTACCGCAGAAGATAATCCAGTAGGTCTGCTAGTATATTCTATTTCAACCGTAGTGTCTGCAACAGGAGAGGGTACTATGTAAAAAGTATCGTCATCCCAGTGAGAGTAATATCTAGGTACACCTGTCGCACTGCGGTCTATTATATAATCATCCAAAAAACTCTTATCCTTCTGAAGTAATATAATCCTATCACCACCAGAGTCTACTGTTTGCACAGCCTTTATAACTCTTGCTCCTGATGGTTTAGAAAGAAACTCATCGCCAGCGTTTAGAGTGGCTGTTGAGTTCTTTCGCGCAACATTTAGGTCAGAATCTCTTAAAATTCTCTTTTCAGCCAGCTCAATAATGAAGTCTAACTCACCTACAAAAGTGCTCTCAGAGTTAGCTGTCCAGTCCTTAATAGATTGTACTAATTGTGTATATGTCATGATATAGTCACCGTAACTGAGCCTACTGCACTAGCTGGCTCAAATCCTCTAAACATCGTACCAATTGGAGTGTCTCCAGTTGAGGTGTCTTTTGCTGACACCTTACCTTCACTGGCTTCTACGTCTGTGTCAGGTCTAGGATTCATCAAGGCCTCTGCATCTACTGGTACATTAGTAGGGAATTCTAAAGCGCTTTTCTCATCAAAGCACTCTGGGCATACCTTATATCCAGTCCACTCTAGTTGCAGCAGGGTGTATTTATATTCTACACCACACCGGTCACACATGGCTTTAGCATGCTTTCCTGCCGAAAATTTACTCATAGTCTACCTCGCCTAGGTACAAAGAAACTGCTTGAGCGCTCTCTGTCCTCATCCATGGCTCTCTCAAATTCCTCTTCATAAACAGATTTAAGAAGTGTAATCCTATCAGGCATTTTTTTCATGCTTATATAATAAGCAAGTCCTGATACCAATGCAGGTAAGAATCTAGCAGGTACATCTACAGTCTTTACGCTAGTGCCTACATCCTCTAGTCGCTCCATAGCATAATACTCAATAGTATCAGTAGCATTCTCTGGTGCAGGCCATACATACAAAGTAGGTGTAGCTGTTCTCTCTAAGTAATACTGAGAAGGTCTAGCCTCTGTTGTCTTGTCTGGACGAGCGTGATAGTCAGCCCTAGATAAACGAGACATAGTTATTTCTATGCCTGAGCGCTTACTATTAACATCTAGTAAATCAATAATCTTATCATCTAGGGTGTAAGAAGCTGTGCCCTTTACAAGAGCTTGAGATGTCTTCTTAACTTTCCATAGGTGAATACCTCGATTACTCCACTCCTGCAGCATAATATTCATACTACGTCGAGCTGTCTTAGCATCATATCCGCTACGAAGTTCTAACCCACATCTCTCGTAGGCTTCCTCCATAATGTCCGAGACATCTAAGGTAAATGCTGTAGTTCCTGAAGTCGCCACTTAGCTACCCCTATGATTTAGATAGCTCTAATATAATACTATACGAGTCACCTGCACTAGCTCCTACAGTTGTAAAGGATATATCTCCTGTTACGCCCGAGCCTGCATTGTTATTAATACCACCGAATGACCTAAAATCTAGATGTTCCATAAATCCAGTAACAGCCGTTACTGCTAAAACATCTGCGGTAGCATCGAAAAGTATTCTAACTGATAGGCCATCACACATAGCCCATATACGCATAATCTTAAGTTTAGATGGATTACCTTGTAAAGTGGAAGCATCTACTTTAACTACTGCAGATTCTCCTGTACCGTCTGATACGTTTGTGAATTTCATAACAGTAGTTTTAATACCGTCCATGATAGTTTGGCTTGTTACTGCGTCTGCCATATTGACTCCTATGAGAAGAGGGGGTGTACCCGCTCATTGAAAAGATAGAGGTATTATAACCCAACCACGGGTAATTAAAAAGGGCTCCCGAAGGAGCCCTTTAAGTCTAGCTTAGTGCTTAATTAAGCACCAGGTGAACCGTACACTGCACGGAAATCAGACCAACCGAAAGAATATCTTTCGCGAGCCTTGAATCGTACATTGCCAGTCTCGAAGTCACCTTCCATACCAGTCTTCATACCAACACGATTAAAGTGTTTAAGACCATCTGGAGAATCAGTCTTAATGAACCATGCATCTACGTCCGTTAAGAAATGATTTACAGCAACGCCGCCTGGTAACACACTCATTGAACTAAGTGCATTTAGGTCGTTTTTAGCGAATGTACCGTCACCAGTACCGCCAGCTACTGTGCTACCTGCTGAATTTAACACACGCTCTGCAACAAAGATTAAGTCAGTAGGTACAACTAATGACTGTCCTTTAATCGCAATCTTTAAACCACGTTCATCAGTAAACTTGCTAATACCAATTAGCGCATTCTCTAATGAAGTTTCGTTTAAGTCAGCAGCTGTGTTTGGTTCGTTTTGAATCGTCGAACCATTCAACAGTGTATGAATACCGATTAACTCAATGCCATCGCCACCTGCTTTTGCAGAGTTAAATGCGTTGTTTAACACCGCAGCACCCTTAACATTTTTAGTGTGGCTCATAGAACGAGCTAATGCTTTAGTATAACGAGAAGATAATTTGTCATACAAATTGTCCTCTACTGCTTCCTCTGTAAGAGCAAAGCCTAAAGCTACTGTTTCATGATTGTAACGAGATGTGTAAACTTCTTGTGCAGTATCATACGCAAAGCCAGAGCCTTCCGATTTAGTTGCTGCATTACCGAAGCCAGATAACATAACTTCTTCCTCAAACGCACGGTCTGAAGATTCAGTATCAAAGATACCTTTCCACTCGTCTTGATATTTACTATACTCAAGGCCAAATAAGGCGTTGAGTCCCGGTTCTAGCTCTTTTACTAGTTGAGCTCTATTAATTGCCATAGTCTTCTATGCCTCCTATTATGCTAAGCCAGCGCCAGCAGCTGGGCCGTAGACGTGTTCAAAAACCATAACTTCAACTTCAGCATTAGAACCCCAGGCATTGCCTTCAGTAGGAACTAAACCTAGTTGCTTGAATTGACCTGTCACCGCTAGTGTAGAAGTATCTAACTCCGAACGTGAGCGACCATTATTAGTACTACCAGTACCAACAATTACGTCAAAACAACCGCCATTATCTGCAAAAGCGCCAGTACCATCGTGCTGTGCCTTGAAAATAGTCATTGGGTCATCATAAATATACGCGGTTATAGAACCAGCGCCTTGGGTAGCGGTATCTGCTGGTAAGTTCTTTGCATATACAATACTACCATCTGTAGCTGTATAAGAACATCCTGCAAAAATACCTAAAACTTTATCACCCACGGCTGCTAGGTCTGCGTAACCATCCGTATCCTGAGTCATGACATCACCGGAAAAAGTACCGGTAGTGTCACCACTGTCTCCTGACTGGATTGGATATTCGCCCATGCGAATAGTGCCTCCAGTGAGGTGTCTAGAGGCTGTGAAGCCACTAGGATTGTCTGTATTAGCCATTGCTAAGCCCTCTCTAAAAAATTAAACAAAAGTATTTTATTTAGTTTGACTTCCAAAAGTTGTCGTGCTCTTTCTGTCAGGTTGACTAAGTGGCATCGACGGGTTACTTTCTTTCATCAAGTCGTTATCTACTGAGTCCATCTGTTCGTCAGCGCGGTCTCTGTAGTAATTATTACGCTGTTCTACGAATTCCATCGGGAATTTCGCAAGAACTAGTCCACCTGTTCCGATACAACCATTAAGCGATGTCCCATCATTGATAGTAGGCGCCTGAAATTCAGGATGTTCTTCAGCTCTTACAAGTTCGTACCCCTCACGAAGTCGTTTACTCATATTAACCTTGTCCTCCTGACCGAGCATTTCTGCTCTAATCCATCGGTATTTCCAACCCTGCGGAGCTATGGGAGCTTCCAACAGTGCTGGTGGTGTCCATGACTTAGCGCGAACTTTAGTATCGCGGTTACTTGCAGCGCGTGACGTACGCTCGTTTTTATTTTCCGTCACATTATTAGTTGCCATTTAATCAGCCCCCTTATACTTTGCATATTCTTCTAGAGGTACACCTAAGCGCTTAGCAATATCTACTTCACTTGCGGTTAACCTTACTTTGCGTCCAGATTTATGGGCTGCTTTGCGAGAGCTGCCTGCAACCGTCTGAGTCGTGCGGTTGTTTGCTTTGAACTTGTGCGGAAACGCCTCGCGCATTCGTTCATTAACTGCATTATAGTACTCATCAGTAGTTGGGTCAACCCCCTCTTCCGATACCAGCTGATTGTGGAATGCAAACGCAGATGCTGTCATAGCCTCGTCTTGTCCAAACCACGGGTTTTTGCCCGCCCATTCTACTGCTCTGCCATCTGCAGGAGCTTGTTCCTGGAACTGTTCCTGTACCTGTTGGTCAAAGCCGTTGTCTGCAGATATATCTTCTGCAGACTTAGCCCATTCAGCTTCTTTACGTCTTCTAGCCCGCCCTACAGTATCTCTTTCAGTTGCTAATTTAGCTAATCTTTCGTTAGCCTCAGTAGCTTTTTCAGAGTCTCCTGTATCAAATGCGGTCTTATAGTCAGAACGTGCTTTCTCAAGCTGGCCATCTAATCTACCTTCGTACTCACCCATAAGTGTCTTATCCGACTGATTTAGTCGGGTTTTGATACTTTTAAGTTCTTTATGCACGCCTTTAGCATAATCTAAAGCTGCTTTTTCCTTTCTTTCAGCCTCTCTGTACTTATAAGTGAGTTTCTTAATTCTTTTCTGTACTCCGTCAGAGTACTCCTCAAGCTCTTGTTCCGTCTCTTCTTCTACTAACTCCAGAGTCGGTACACCGTCCTCCTTTTTATCTTCTGACTCCTGAATATCGTTTTCACCTTCTATTTCATATTCAACAGTTTCTGCATTTTCTATATCTGCCATGTTATTTCTCCTAGTACGCGAGATAGTCCTTAGGCTCATCTATGTTTGCCAGAACTTCATCGTCATTTAAAATCCTCATCTCCATTCCGTTTCTCTGGATACGAGCACCTGCGTAGCGTCCGAACAGGATAAAATCCCCTTCTGCACACCACGGCCCTTCTGGATACCTGCTTTTGTCTTTATAACAGTCAGGTCCAATCTTTACTACATACCCTACCGTGGAAGCAACGGTCTCAGCTTGCTGCATCTTGTCAGTAACAATAATGCCGCTCTTTGTCGTCTTCGGTGGTGAGTATGGAATTATCAACAACCTGTAACCAGTAGGTACAGGTATACCTTTTAAGTCCTCTGGGGTTAATTCCCGAGGGTCTACTTCATTCTTATCTAACATTCTCTCTCCTTGTAGCAAGCTGTAACGCAGCTTGAACGTGTCTTACATTTATGAGTCAGCTTTTTGCATATTACTCAATAGTTGAATAATACTGTTTTCCATTATAGCTAACCCTTTATATGTACCAGTTAGGTTTTGATATATCGACCAATCTGCCACACTACCCGCAGCTAGAGATTTCTCTATAGCTGTCTTGTCGTCCCGCAATTGCTTGAGCAAATGCTCCGCAAATGTTGCTGCATCGTGCATACTTTCTCCTTTTTCTGCATTTTATTTAATCCTGTACGGATGTCCGTTACTTACTGGCCCCTTACTTGGTGGTGGACCCTTCTTTTTTCCTGGCACCTGCTACCTCCTTCTGTGTAGTTGAGCGTTTCTGCTCGTTTAACAGCTGGGTATACATCTGCCCCTCTGCAACGTCAGCGTCCAATAGAGAGTTCTCTCTGTCTGCTGCAATTGTTTCTTGATGCTTCTGGTACTCTAAGTCCATCTTCTCGCGCGACATCTTCTCTTGAGACTTGAGCTTAGTGAGTTCAATAGCACATCTTTCTTCGTCTGCTTTATCTTTCTGCTGTAGCTTAGCATTTTCCATTTCCATCTTAGCCTGAGTTGCAGGGTCAATAGGTGGCTGTTGCATAGCTTGTGCTAATTGCTGGTCTTTTCCAGTAATCTGTGCAGTAGCTTGTGCAGCTTGCTGTGCTATCTGAGAGGCTGTTGCAGGGTCCATATCCTTAGCATTAGGGATAGGCTGACCAAGTATTTGCTCTGCTTCAACCTTGTATTTAAGGGCTAAATGCTCCTGAATATGGGCTGTTAGTACCGATTGCATGCCCTGAACTTGCTGATAAGCAGGGTTTTGCAGCATTTGAGAGTGTGATTCTATATGAGCTTCGTGATTTTCCCACTCAAACGCCTTCAACGGTCGACCTGTCATAGCGTTCATATTCTCTGTAATAGGGTCTAATGGCTCTAATTCTGGCTCTGGAGGCAGTATTTTATCCACATTATCTACACCTAGGGCGTGATACATTCGTCTATATGCCTCTCTGACATCGTGAATTTCAGGCGCCGCTTGTGCTAATTGTAGCTGTTGCTGTGCCATCATCACTCTTTGTGCCATTGAGAAGATATTAGGGTCAGATACCGGAATGATGTCGACTCTTTCGTCAAAATCACTCTTTTTAATCATGTTTTCACCACCCTCTACTTCATATGGGTAGTCATCAGGCATATTCTCGTGAATGATACGCGCTAACATCCTAAACTCAGCTTTTTGCGAGCTGTGTAAGCGTTTATGTACCGCTGACATAATCTGCGAGCCTTTCTCTAATAGAGCTACAGTAGTGCCTACTGGCATATCTTGTCTTGAGTCACCTACTTGCGTGTCTGTGATAGATGCAAAGCGTCTACCTGTGTCCACCAGTACGCCTAGAAGCTGTGATAAAGTGTTAGATGGCTCTTTGTACGGTAGAGGCATCAAGGAGTCTCTAATAGTGGCTCCTGTCGTATCTACATCTCGCCACTCGCCTGGAGCGATAGGTTCATCTTCACCTTGTATACGTAATCCGCGCGCTTTAAAGCCGCCCGGTAAGTTGGACAAAGTACCTGCATCGATAAGTTGTCTTAAAATAGCAGTTGCGGCGTATGTAACACCGCCAATCATATGAATTAAGCCATACCCGTAGAAACCTAAACCTGGAAGGAACTTATAATGACAGAAGTAAGCTATTTTTTTTCTGGATTCATCACTTTCTTTCCAATTCTTGCGTATAGACAATACTCGCTCACTGTCCTTATCAATGGTAACAATGTAAGGAATAGCAATACCCGTTTTACCGTCTTCATCTTCGTCTTCAAACCCCTCTAAATCTAAGTCGATATGCATCTCTAGTATAGTATGGATATCGTTGTAATCCCCGCCTATAGACGAGCCAGAATTGTTACGTTGACCTACTGCATCATCTAATACAGTCTTTGCATTTGACTCGTTTAGTTCTGAGCCGTCTCCCAAATCATCATATTCTGAGTAGAATCCTACCTGCTGTTGTTTTCTAATGTCATTAGCTGACATACGAATAACATGCGTCACGCGACTTGCTGTTCTTAAGTCTGACGTTTCGTAAGGGACTACTAAGTCCTCTGCTGTGATATAGGTACTTATAGGACGGTCAATTGCACCGTCGTAGTAAATCTTTTTAAACGCGCTGCCTGATAGCGGTAAATAGAATAGCATCTGGTCCATTTCAGACTCGTACTCTTCCATTACGTGCATCACATTGTAGTTCATAAATTCTTTTACTCGGTTGCTTTGTGCAACCTTTTCGTCTGTTTCTACGCCCACAATAGCGGTATCTACTGGCCCGTTTGCAGGACACATTTCTTTAAACGCTTGTGACTGAAACTGAGTTACTGCTTCGGCGAGGATAGGATGATGTACCCCCGACGCTCCGGGGAAGGGTTCGTCTCTTTCTTCAATCTTAAGACCAAGTAAGCTGATTCCTTTTGTGTAGACTTCTTCCCACTCGCTGCGCGATTCTCTATCTTCTTCATATAAATCAATTAGCTCCGCTGCTATTTCCTCTAAATAATCATCATCTATAACTTCCGCTAAGTTCGCTGTGTGCCCCTCATCTACGGGTATCTCTTCCTGAGGGTTAAAATCAATGACAACAGAGCCATCATCTTGAGCGTCTATTAAACTGCCTGTAGTGTCCATTAACTCTTCTGGAGAGCTAACTGGAGCGTATGGTGCCTGTATTGCGTCTTCTATTGCCATAGTGGATTCCTATTTGTTTGTCTGGATTTTAGCATTTTATATAGTATATGTGAAGTTAGCCTATTCTGTTAGGGAATTTAAGTAGTCTTGATGCGCGCGATGACGTTCTTCTTGGTTATTTGTTACTAGGCCGCCTTTTGCGTACCCCATACCTGTATTAAGATGTTTCTTTAGTTTACCGTCTATTTTTATATAGAACACCGATACCCATCCATCTTTATGCCTATTCGCATCTATGTCGTCCTGCTCGAAAGCCTGTTTATAAGCGTTCTTACCGCCAAACCATACATCCATACGCCCTACGGAGCCTCCAAACTGCTCTGTATATCTTTTAGCAAACCCAGGTATTTTTTTACCGTATATATTATCGTACAGCTCTTCATAGACTCTGCCATATAAGTCCACCTGTTGCTGCGGGGTTGTCCACGCAACCATAGACTGACCTCC